AAGTTTGACACTGAGTGACACCATTAGCAACATTGGTTGCATTGCAAGGGACTCCATTGCCAACACAGGCAGTGATGTGGTTTTCTTGTCAAACAGTGGTGTGCGTTCATTGCTCAGAACCATTCAAGAGAAGTCTGCGCCTTTGCGGGACTTGTCTAAGAATGTACGCAATGACTTGATGACGATTGTAAATGCTGAGACATTGGCAAACATCAAGGCAGTCTACTCAGAATCAAATGCCTTCTACCTGATTCACTTCCCAACTGCCACCCAGACCTACTGCTTTGACACCAAGGCGGCATTGCAAGATGGTTCTTCACGCATAACTGTGTGGGATTCCATTACGCCAACTGCTTTTCTTTCTAAACGCAATGGAGACTTGCTGATTGGTAAGAGTGGTTATGTGGGTAAGTATGGTACTTATCTTGACCACACAAGCACATATCGCCTACAGTATTTCACGACTTATGCTGACTTAGGACTGCCCAATGTCACATCCATCCTGAAGCGTGTTGCTGTAGTGGTAATTGGTGGCTCAAACCAAGGTTTCATTATCAAGTGGGGATATGACTTCTCTGGCCAATATTACTCCACCACATTGCAAATTCCTCAGTCAACAGTGTCTGAGTATGGAACTGCTGAATATGGATCAAATGGTATTCCTGTTGCATACTACTCAGAAGGCATTTCTTTACAGACATTAGTTGGTCAAACAACTGGTTCTGGCAAGACTGTGCAAACGGGTTATGAAGTGCAGATCAATGGGTATCCTGTGAGCATTCAAAAGATTGAGATTCAAGCCAAGAATGGCAAACTGGTTTAAGGAAGAAACATGGCAAATTACACCAAAACCACCAATTTTGCGGCTAAAGATGCTTTGTCGCCAGGGAATGCAAGCAAGATTGTCAAGGGAACTGAGATTGATACTGAGTTCACCAACATTCAGACTGCCATTGCAACTAAAGCAGATGGAACCTTCACAAACTTCAGCTTTGTTGAGAGTGGTTCATATCTGTACATCAGGGCATCTGGTACAGATGTGATGAAGATTGATACATCAGGAAATCTGACTGTGTTGGGCAACATCGTGGCTAACGGCACTGTGTAATGGCTCAATCCATACAAACCTCAAAGTTTGGAACGCTAGATACTAGCGGGAGAATCCCTGTCTATTTTGCTGGCAAAGAAGGTGATGCAGCCCCGTTAAACATGGGATTGAGCTTTGATGTTGGCGGGAAATCGTATGTATTTATCCCAGAAGACAGGATTACAAAAGGCGCAACATCTGGAGATCAAGGCAGAGCGTATGTGGGATTTCTTAATCCTGATTTGCTTTCTTCCTTAAAAAACAACTCTGAATATGTAGATATTGCTGGTTCACAGTTCGGTTCGTTTGATGCTGGAAAGTTTATTTCAGATCAAATGGGAGGATCAACCAAAGGTTATCTTACAACAACAGAAGTTGCCACTCCAATCCTAAATGCTGGTGTTGCGGACTTTAACCCGCAGCAAACTGGACAACTTAAAGGTATTGGTAGTTACCAAGGCCAATCAGTTTATTATGGGGACAACGGATATGTTGAGCCGTCTGGAAGATACAACTATCAAGAAAAAACTGGTCAAAAAATTGTTGGCTACAGATACAGCAGTGGCGGTGGATTGCTTGCTGGCCTTGGCAATGAGATCATAAATGCTGGCCCACTTCCTTTGTTGGCATTGGATATTGCAGGAGCTGCTTTTGGCCTTCCTGGAATTGGGACTGCTATTGCTACTGGAGCCACTGCTGGCGCTATTGCTAGTGGTGATGAAAAAACTGCTGCAAACTATGCTGGTCAAGCCATCGCTGGTCAATTTGGTGTAGGTTCTAGTGTTGCTGGCGCTACTGGCTCAACTGTTGCTGGTCAAGTTGCCCAAGGAACTGCTGGTGGACTGATTGCAGGAAAGACTCCAGAACAAGCTGTTACCAGTGCTGTCAAAGGAGTTGCACTTGACTCTCTTAGGCCAGACACAGGTGTAACAGTTCCCACTGAACAACAGGTTCTTGCTGGACAACAAGGTTTGCAGAATCAGTTGGCTCCTTATGAGTCATCAATCCCACCAAGTACAACTGCATTTGATACCACACAAGACATTTCAGACACATCTGGGTTTGATATACCCACACCAACACCACAAACACCGATTACTGGAAATACTGGAGGAAATATGGCAACAGATTACACAGAAGACCCAAATGCCGACTATATAAGCAGCTCTGCTTATGGGTCTGGAATCAGTGATGATCCTTTTGCGGTAATTGATCCAACTACTGGTCAATATCAATACAGCGTTGGTGATCCAAACTTCAATCCATATGACTATCAGTTGGCTCAAGAAGCACAAAAAACAGCAAGAGAATCTGGGCTAACAGTTGGAAATGTTCTTAACTTCTTTAAGAAGAATCCAAGCCTGACAAAAGGATTGGTTACTGCTGGCATTAGTGCTGCTGGAACTGCTTTAAGTAGTCAATCAAATGTACAAGCGGCTCAAATATCTGCCCAAGCAATTAGAGATGCGGCGGCAACAGCAGCAGAAGCACAGAGGTTTCGTCCTGTTGGCGTTACCACTCGCTTTGGCGCATCTCAGTTTGGGTTTGATCCTACAACTGGTCAATTGACAAGTGCTGGCTACACAGTTAGCCCAGAACTCAAGGCGATGCAAGACCGCATCATGGCTTTGTCTGGTCAAGGCTTGACTGAGGCAGAGAAGGCTAGTGGTCGGTATGCTCCTTTGACTGCTGGCGCACAAGGCTTGTTTGGCCTGGGTCAACAGTATTTGGCGCAGAGTCCTGAGCAAGTTGCCGCTGACTACATGGCTAAACAACAAAACTTGTTGGCTCCTGGTCGTGAGCGTCAGTTTGCTCAGTTGCAAAACCAGTTGTTCCAAACAGGTCGTGGTGGCTTGTCTGTTGGTGCTACTGGCGCTCGTCCAAGTGGTGCTGGTGGTTTGGGTGCGGCATCTCCCGAAATGGAAGCCTACTACAACGCTTTGGCTCAACAAGATGCGGCATTGGCTGCACAGGCAACTCAAGCTGGTCAACAACAAGTGCAGTTTGGTGCTGGCTTGATGGGTACTGGCGCTAATTTGCTTGGCGCTTATGGTCAGGGCTTGACGGGTGCTTATGCACCATTCAGCACTGGAATTGGCGTGGGTTCATCGCTAGAGTCCTTGGGTCAAGCGCCTTTGGATATTGGCGCACAGTTGGGTGGCAGGTCTGCCCAGGCTGGCGCTAATGTTGGACAAACATTATTCTCAGGTGGAACGGCAGGAGCCAGAACGACTCAGGCGGCAACTTCATCCAATCCTTTTGGTACTGCTCTGACAGGTTTTGCAAATAGTTCTGCAACACAGAATGTATTAAATAATCTAATGCCCGCAACACCTGAAGAACAACAAGCGCAAGCTGCGGCGTTAAAAAATTATCAAGATCAAGCGGCGGCATATCGTGCCCAAGGCGGTCAAGGATTATTTATCCCTGGCGTTTCAAGAATTTAAGGAGTAGTCATGGCAACAGATATTGTTGGAAGTTTGTTTGGGGTAACTCCTGAGTTGTATCAGCAACAGCGTGACTTGGCAGAACAAAAGCAAGCAATGGCATTTGCTCAACAAGACCCACAAACACAAATAAACTATGGCGCATATCGAACTGGTCAACAGTTAGGTGGTGCATTTGCTGGTTTGATGGGTGTAGAAGACCCAGAATTGGTTAGGATCAGACAGCAACAACAGTTGACCAGAGGATTGAACATCAATGATCCTCAGTCTATTGCTCAAGCGGCTCAAAGAGCAAGCGACATGGGCAATACCCAATTGGCTTTGCAATTGACCAATTTGAGTGATCAGGCTTTGGCTCGCCAGGATGAGTTGCGTAAGCGTCAGATGGCTATGGAGTCATTAGCAAGAAGTCAACAGGCTAGACAGTTGATTTCATCCAACTTGATGATGACCCCAGAAACTATTTCAGGCCAATCTGCTGCAACTGTTCCTGAAGTTGATGAGTTTGGGAACCCATTGCGTTCTGCTGTGACGGGGTACAAGCCAGCAGAGTTCAGGCTCGACTATGAACGCATTGCACCTGTTTTGTTGCAATCCCCAGAGGGTCGTGCAGAACTTGAGGCACTAGCCAAAACTCAGAAGGCGGCAGCTGACCTACAAAAAGCCAATCAGGAAGCACTTAAAAGTGGCGCAGAGGCAAGGATTAAGGGTGCGGAAGCTGAATATGCACCAACAACTGCTCAAGCTGAAGCCGCCAAAAAGGTTGCTGATGCAACAGTTGCACAAGCAAATGCAAGATTTGCCTTTGATCTGGCAAAACTTAAAGTTACGCAAGCAACATGGGATGTGCAAAACATCAAGAGTCAGATTGGAGAAAGATCAACAAAACTTGGTCTTGACACTGCATTAACTAATGCCAAAGTCACTGAGATTTATGCCAACATCAATAAGAATCTCAATGAGGTTCCAGCAGATGTTCGCAAGTCAATCAATGAAGCTGCGGTAGCTGCTGGAACAAACAAACAGGCGGCAATCCAGTTTAATGACCTAGCCAACCGCATTCAAACTGCCAATGGCAGTTATGGAGCACTTGGATCTTTGGATGAGTTCTTGAAGAAGGCTGGTGGTTTCCAAGATGGAACTACTGGACTGCGCCAGGAATACACCAGATTGATCAACCAAGCCGCAATCAAGTCATTGCCTCCTGGCCCTGCCACTGACAAAGACATTCAATTAGCATTGTCTGGATTCCCACCAGCGAATGCAGACCCTATGTTTATGGCTCAGTTTCTGCGTGGTATGGCTAAATTGCAAGACATTGATGCCGCTGTGAATAAGTCTAAGACTGATTGGTTGGCGCAAAACAATGGTGTCTTGGGTCGTGCCAAGAACACCTTTGTTACTGGTGACTATGCCGCAAGACCTGGGGAAACCTTTGATGAGTTGTCTGGGCGAATTGCTGAAGACATGAACAAGCGTTATTCTTTGGCATCTCCAGAGGGGCGCAGACAGGCTAATGTCTCAATGATTCCAGGTCAGTCAGGGCCAACAACTGGAGGCACAGGGCAGAATGTTATGCAAGAGGCGATTTCAATTATTCGTGGAGGCAAACCATAATGGCATCAGCACAAGAGTTTGCCGCTTGGATTGTCGAGAACCAATCTAAGCGTGGGACTCCAGAGTTCAACACAGTTGCACAAGCCTTTGAAATGGCTAGGCAACAAGAGAATGTTGGAGCAACTCAAGCCCAAGTAAGAACCCCAGAACCTGAAACTGGTGGCATTGCCCGTCAGTTGGTTGGTGCTGGTGAGACTGCCTTGACGCTTGGAACTGGCATTGTTGGCGGCACTTTCGGCATGATTGGTGGCGGGTTGACGGGTCTTCTTGAGCAAGTCAAAGAAGGTAAATTTGGCACTAAAGAGGCCGCAGATGCAATTGAGAAATCAATGCTTGCTGGCGCACAACGCTACACCTATATGCCAACTACCCCAGAGGGTCAGCAGCAAGTGCAAGCCATTGGCAAATTGGGTGAGATGTTCCCTGCTGTTATGCCAACTATCACAGCCCCAGGAGCATTGTCTCAAGCTGTAAGACAAGCCGCACCGATTGTTGAGGCAACAGCACTCAGAGGTGGGGCAGCGGCACAACAAGCCGCCAGAACCGCCGCTGTGCCATTCCAGCGTGGCGCACAGGCAATTAGAGAAGGTCTTGGATTTGAGACTGAAGTGCCAACCGCCATGGGTGGCAGGGCATCTGGCGGTGCAGCGGCAACCCAAGTGGAATTGCAACGCATGACAACAGCGGCTGGTTTGAAAGTACCTGTAGAGTTGACAAAAGGTGCGGCTGGTCGTGAGGCAGGACAATTGGCTTTTGAAAAAGAGCAGATGAAAGGCCCATTGGGTGCGCCTTTGCGTCAAAGGGCAGAAGAAAACAATCTGCAAATCTTGCAAAATTTTGATGCTTTGCTTGATGAAACTGGTGCTGCTGATGCTATGGCTGGCCCTTATGCGTCAGGGAATAAAGCCATTGATGCTTTGTCTCAAGGTTGGAAAGATGCTAAAACTCTGACAAGAAATGCCTACGCTGATGCAGAACAAAAAGGCGAGTTGGCGGCTCCAGTTACTTTGGACAATTTTGCAAAGCTGATCAATCAGACAATCCCAGAATCTGAGGTTGCTCCAGTTTTGAAGGTCGCCAAGCAAAAAGGTGTTCAGCTTGGCATTTTGCAAGAATTACCAGATGGAACTGTGCAAGCATTGCCAGCAACATTAAAAGATTCTGAATTGTTGCGTAGATCAATTAGCAACGCCACTGGATTTGACCCAACAAATCAATTGTTTGGTCGCCAGATGAAGACTTCTTTGGATGAGGCAACTGCTGGCTTGGGTGGTGACGCTTATGCCAAGGCCAGGGCATTGCGTGAAGAACAAGCCAGGAAGTATGAAAACAGGGCAATTGTTGCCAATCTGGTCACCAAGCGCAAAGGGATGGATGACCCGAAAGTCGAGGCTAGTAAGGTATTTGATCGCTCAATCGTCAATGCCTCACCAGAGGAAATCACATTCTTGAAGCGTGTTCTGATCACCAGTGGGGATGATGGAAGACAAGCCTGGAAAGAGTTGCAGGGTGCAACCATCAAGCACATTGAGGGTCTTGCCACTCAAGGAATGCAGACAGATTCATCTGGTCGCCCAATTGTTTCTGTGGCAAAACTTAATCAAGCAGTCAATGCACTTGACGCAAACAATAGGCTTGACATTGTTTTGGGTAAAGAAAAAGCTCAGATGATTCGTGACTTGAATGAGGTTGCTAAGTATGTCAATACAGTGCCGCCAGGGACTCTAATCAACAACTCTGGGACTGCTGGTGCATTGATGGCGGCTATGGGTGAGGCGGGTGCAACCGCTGCCTTGACGGGTCTTCCACTGCCTGTCATTAGCATCCTCAGAGCCGCCAATATGCAGATGAAGAACAACAAAACAAAAGCCAAGATCATGGCATCTTTGAACAAGGCAGAAAAAGCGGCGGGTATAAACAAAGCAAGAACAGAACCTTAACAGGAGCAAGACATTGATCCTCTCACCCTTCTGGCGATGGCAAATGGCTGTGTCGCAGCTATTCGCAAAGGCTGTGAACTCTATAAAGAGGTCAAGGGAACTGTTGCCGCAGCTCAAAAAACTGTTAAAGAGGTCACGGCTATTGCTGAAGAAGTGGGTGGCTTCTTTGGGTTCTTCAAGAAGAAAAAGCCCAAGCCCACAGCAACTCCAGTTGCAGCCAAAGCAAAAAAAGCAGAGGCCGAAGTTTGGGATGAAGGTAGAGTTGTGGCTGACTTGGCGGCGAATCTGTCGCAGTTCTTCAGGGTTCAGCAACAGCTTGCAGACCACATTCGTGAAGAAGAAGAGAAGTCTAAAACTGTTTATGACCCAAGTCAAAACATCATGGAGTCGGCGCTAAACAGGGAACTTGCCAAGACGCAGTTTGAGAAGTTAGCCAAAGAGATTCGTGAGATTATGGTGTATCAGTCACCACCAGAGTTGGGTAACTTGTACACCAGGGTGAACCAAATGAGGGTCATCATCATTGCTGAACAAGAAGAAGCAAGGTTGGCCCAGGAAAAGAAACAACGAGAGGTTGAATGGCAACGCAGAAGGGTAATCAGCGCAATCCAAGACAAGGCAATCTACGGGGTAGCCTGTTTAGTGTTCGTCCTTTACCTGATCCTGTTCTTCAGCCTTCTAATAATGGATCGAAAGGTAAGATGGGGTTTCTAGTCGCATTAGTTGCTATGGTGCTGGTCTTTGTCTTACTGCTTCCGCTGTTGGGAAGCATTTACTATGACACATTGGCTGCACAAAAAGAAAGCAAAATGCAGATTGAGCGCATGGAGAGACTACGCCAGCAACTAGAGTATGAGCGTCAACAAATGGAGAAACATCGCAATGAGTCAAAATAGGTTTCTATGGATTGTGATTTCCATTTCATTGATGTGCATATTCCTGTTAGCAGGATGTGAAGATAGGTATCGATATATTTGCCAAAATCCAGATAAGTTTGACCTTCCTGAGTGCCAAAAGCCTAGATGCTTGTTCACCCAAACCTGTCCTGAATACCTTGTAGCCCCTGTCTTAACTCCAAAAACTGAAGAAAAGAAGGTTGAAGATGTTAAAAGATAAATATACCGCTGAAGATATTGAAATCAGAATCTGGGGCTTTGTTGTTGTTTGCATAACTGTCATTCTTTTCGGAATTGTTTTTGTACTGCTCTACAGTTTAATTTTTGTCGTTCAGCCAATTAAGAGTATGGCCCCGCTGGATATGCAATTTAGCAAGATATTGAACGATATTGTTCTTTTGCTAGTCGGCGGCATAGGTGGCATCGTAGGAAAGAGAGCAGTTGGTGCTGTATCTCAATCCATAACTCCTACTGTAATTCCTCCTAGCCCCCCTATAAACGCCCCTGCAGCGGCTCCTGCAACTTCTACTTGGACTGCACCTTCTAATTCCATGCCTGTCTGGGTGAACCCTCCTTTGGATGAAACCTGGACACCACCACCACCGCCTACAACTCCACCAACTCATTTAGAGCCTGATTCTGTGCGTGAGGAAATTGCCCTGGCAAGAAAAGAAGGTCAGTATGCTTAACCCTTGGATAATTATTGGGGTGATGGTTGCTGTAGGCGCTTCCTATGGCTATGGGCATCACAAAGGGTGGAATGATAGAGATGCTGAGATGCAAGCAGAGATTGCCAAGTTGAATGAGAAATCTCGTGAGACTGAGCAAGCACTGAACCAAACCCTGAACGACAAAGATCAAGCGTTGAGAAAGGCTAAAAATGAAGTTTCTAAAAAGCAGTCTGACCTTAATTCCCTTGCTGATGCTGGCAAGTTGCGGCTTCCTGTCCAAGCCCCCTCAAGTTGCGTACAAGCCACCACAGATGCCACCCCTGCCACCAGAGATAGGGAAGAAGCAAGAGACAAACTTGAGCGAGAGACTATTAAAGCTATTATTGCCATCGCAGCAGACGGGGACAGAAACACAGCCCAACTCAACTCCTGCATCGAAACCTACGAATCA